CCTCTATAGTATATTGTATACTAATATTTAATACGAGTCAAGGGGTAGGTAGAAAAAGTTTTAGCCTAATAAATCCCAGCAATCACAGTTACAATGAATAACTTGTTCAATTGCTGATTCGGCAGATTGTTTAGGAACAAATGGGTTGTCAGGTCCGCCTGGCTCTCCTCCACCTGAATTTGTACCTGGGTTGGTATTACCACCTTCAAAATCAGACTCTCCGGGTTCGCCTTCGTTACCGTCATTAGGTCCTCTAGTAATAATATCAGGTGGACCAACAGAAATTACAGGACCTATTACTGGATATTGAATTTCAGTAAATAACGGAGTAAAGTCACCTGGTGCAACTCCTTCTAGTGGTTCTAAGTAAGAACCATTGTCTACTACTCCTGGAGGAGTAATATCTGGTCCGCCCGGGATTGATATCTGAGGCCATCCTGGGTTGACCCATTCAGAATCTCCGATCTCAATGCCTTCTTGTGCGCCTGGCACTGTTCCGTTTACTACTAAAGTGTTAATAGTATTCGGCGAAACAACATCTGAAATATTATTGTTTATAGGTATGCCGCAATTTGAAAGAGCCTTTTCATTTACTTCTTGTCGCAGTTGAGCCATAATATTTTGCCCAACATCACAATTCCTATCTACAATTAATTCTAATGTAACTCTTGCTTGAAGGCCTTTATTATAATCAGAATAATCTGGCATACTATCGACAAACGAAACTAAATCTTGGTTACTATATGTAAAAGGATCTCTAGGAACTTCTACTCTTCCTAATCCGTTGTATCTACTGCGTTGTTCAACTTTCATCTGTTTGCCCATTATGTCCCACATTAGATTGATCTCTCTAATTTCAGTCTGAGATGCTTGGCTGATAGATGAAATTTCTGAGTTAGCCGCATTGATATAATATTGCGGTACTGAACTATAACTATAAGACGAACCAAATGCTGAATTTGTTCCTCCAGTTGCAGGCAACCAACTATAAGTTCCAATTGGGGGATATTCAGGTTCTGCAAAAACATCAGAGTTAGCAACTGGGGCACCGTATCCCGGATATCCTGATTGATATGACGGGAATATCCCACTACTAGTTAGACCCGGGGGAGGCCCGTTTGGTAATGCTTGTGTCGCCGGTACATTTATAGCAAAATATACTGCACCACCACCGCTTACATTTGCTGACTGAACTCTTCCGAAAGATCCTCCACCATCACTTCCTGTATCTGTATCAGTTCTACCTATACTAGTGATTGTAATAGATGAACCTTCAGGATTAAATGATGTATAGTTAATACTGACTGCTGGATCAGGTGCACCACCTCTGCCGTATCCTCCACCGTCATTAGTTACTGTAGCACTACTTGGTTTGATTCTATATCCTACTGCCCATAGTGACACTGTCCATGCATCCATAGTTTTCATAGTAGGTGGTCCAGGATCAGCATACACTAAGTATGGATAAGGATCATAATCTGGTGCTGCCGGATCTGGTTGATAATCTGGGTTCGCTGGGTTTGCATATGCAGGTTCCATTTCATAAGAAGTATATTCTAATTCTATGGCAATTGCGGCCGCTTCCCATGAAACTGCTAAGAACAATTGTTGATATATAGCGGCTAAGTTTGATTGTTTTGCACTTGCAGTAACATTATCAATTTCTTTATCACCTGCTAGATAATCAAACAATCCTCTCCAGTTATATGGATTGCCTGTCATGTTACCATAAAAGTCATCCATTCTATAGTTTCCATACACATTTGAGCCTAAACCCATTTGGTCTTGAATCTCATTTACTAAACTAGTATCTACTGGTTTTTGTAACGACTCACCTACAGCCTCGGTACCGTTCGCCTGAGTAGTATCTTCTGACATTGTTTCTAAATGTCTGATACAATTTCCCAACTTTCCGGGAGTGATTTGTTCGATGTTGCTAATTTGCAGAAAACTATATCTAACTGCGCCTGCGGCTATTGCAATAGCCCTGGGTATGATTTCATTTGGTTGACCTAGATACGAGTCATAACCAATTGGTAGTTGTTGATTATTTAAAGGTTGAATCTCGTTGTTAACAGGAGTAGGTGGACCGTTTGTTACTAATGTTCCTATAACTTCTCTTACTGCTTGAGTATCAAGTGCTGGATTTACGCCTTTATTGATCGTGCCGTTATTGGGTTGATACTCATCATAAATTAAATAATATGTTTTAGAGCCTGTAGGTAAACCTGTTTGTGTATTGTATACAGGTACTGTAAGTGATGACCTAGAATTTAAGAAAAGATAGAAAGGATTTAATAAATCTGCCAAAGTTCTAATTGTCAACTCATCGTTAAAGCCTGGGTCTGTTCTAAAAGAATAAAAGAAAGCACTTGTCGTAAGTGACGATACGCAAACTTCTAAATTTAAACCTGATATTGTTAAGAATGCCCCGTATATTTTTCTTTCTTGGTCCGGAGTTCCATGAGTATTTGCTGTGGATAAAGTTCTAATATCTCTTTCTGTTAGTCCTGCTGATCCTAATGCTAAATTCAAGTCTTTTGTTATTCCACCAGCATCATATAATTGTTGTAGTAATGTAGAAGGAAATCCAAAACGATCTAATCTTTTAAAATCAAATACTTTTTGTAACTGTTGCAAATCATATGCAAGACCCTGTGTATACAAAGATACACCTGTTAAATCTCCAGTAATCAAATCATTCATGTTACTGAATGATCCTTCTAGGAATGTTTGTGCATTTTTAGAAGTAGAAATTGTTTTGTTGTTGTATTGAATAAAACTGTAGGCTTCATTAAATGAGCCACAGAAGTCTTCGTATCTAGGTGATGGAGTAGAATCTAGTACTGCTCCTTCAAGTCCTTCTCTAGCATGCCAGTTAAATTCATTATGTGCTTGTAATGCATGACATCTAATCCAACCCCATTGAGTAATACTACTGTTTGGATTTGAACTATTATATGGTAGCCATGTTGCTTGTTGACCGTAGTCAGTATCACCAGTTACAGAGTATCCTGCATTTGCTGGGCCCGGTAATGATCCAGCGACTCCCTGTGATTCTCCGTAATCTACTGCTTTACAAGTTGATGGGGTATCTGGATGATATGCCCATGATTCTGATTTGTCTTCTGCTATATATGTAGGTGGTTTTGAATTTCCTAATGCATAACAACTGCCGTTCCCACTAATAGAAATAAGATTATCGTAAGTACCAGTAGGTACAACACCCCTTCTATAACCGTCGTTAATAGCCCATACAAGCATCCTAAGAACAGTTCTTTCTACTAATGCACCGAATGTATACTGAGTGTTTGATCTACTAGTACCCATGAAATACTGAGCATTAGGATTAATGCGGATACATCTATTTTGTAAGATTCCGCCTAATACGTTTTGACCTAAAGGACTTTGTTTACCTGTATCTGCCATATACTACCCTAAGGAACGAATACCGTTTCCGCTCCTTCAACAATTTTATGTTTGCAATCGTTGCCCGAGCCTACTCTGAGTACAGGTTTTCCTTCGCAAAATACTGTAGGACTACCTTCAGTTGTTTTTGCAGATTTATGAGGTTTTTTGTTTGGTTTTGGATTGTGGGGAGAAATTTCACTAACATGAAGACCTACAGGTTTTCCTTCTGCAAAGACAGTTCCTGCGCCTTTGAGAATTTTTCCACCTGTAGTGTTCTTATCTCCCTTTCGGCTTAGTTTAGCCATGTAATTTTATCCTACTAATATTTTTTTCTCGGGTACTGTTACCCCAGTAGTAGCCTCTCTATATTTGTCTTTAACTTCATCCGCTGTAACTGCAACAAGAGAAACACTATTAGTATTTAGTCTTGGGTTTTCTGACATTGAAGCAGAAAAGACACTAGGCACTAATGCCATGCCAGTTTGACTAGGTGCAAGAGATACCGGATCTTCTAGTTCTAAAAAACCGTCGCCGATTTGTACTACTTTTGATACGATTTCTTCTCCACTAAAGATTTTAAGTGTATATACTTTTCCTATTTCAATCATTGATATTGCTTTATTTTCCATTACGACTCCAGTTTTTGTTTAAGTTCAGTAAATCCACCAACATAATCTTCATCTAAAAAGATTTGTGGGGCAGTACGTGCGTTTGGTACTACTGCTAGTAAGTCTTCTAAAGTATATCCGTGTCCAATTTTCTTTTCTTCAAAATCAACACCGTTTGATTCTAATAATTTTTTTGCTTGGTCACAATAAGTGCAATTATCTTTGCTCCATACAATGGCTTTCATTCTTTCTCCTAGTTAAATGTTATATGTATATTTAATACGATTTCTTACAGTCAAATAAATTTTATAACTCAGGTAAAGCATCATAATCAAGTGATTCTGACATGACACCTATTACATAGTTAGTTGACTCATTCTCTTGTAATGCTGTTTGCTTCTTACTAGTATCACTATGCTTGTTGAACCAAGGAATAGGACTTGCTTTTGGAGCAGGTTCGTTGTATTTGATGTTAATTACTTTTAATGATTCAAGTGCTGTGTAATCTACAAACTCTTTTAGAATGTTTGCATTAAGTCCAATTACCGGACCTTTTTGAAACAAGTAATCTGCCCATTCTTTTTCTTCTCTAATTACATCCATGTACATATTGTATACGTCTTGCTCACATTCTTGTTGTACTTTGTGGAATCTTTCGTCTTCTTTAATTACTTGATTAATAATCCAACCTGTCCAACCTTTGTGTAACAATTCATCTTGTAGAATCAATGATATAATATTACCGTTGCCTATAAAGATTCTATTCTCTACCATTGCTAATGATGTAGCAAATGATACCATGAAACGTAATGCTTCTAAAGCATAACTTGCATGTAGTGCCATCCAAATTGCTTTAAGATGTTCATGTTCATTGATCTTATGACCCATTTCTTTCTTGCAGTTGATTTGATGTAAGGCTTCATAATACTCACCTACACTAGATGCCATGTCAGCAATCTCTTGTGTATCATGGATAGTATTAAAGATGTCCTTAGGCACGTTGTAGATGTTTCTAATGATATGACTATAAGAACGTGAGTGAATGTTAGTCTCAAAGAAAGACCAGTTGTAACATAATGCTTCTACTTCAGGTAGACTTGCTACAGGAGTGAATACTTGAGCAGGTCCTCTGCCTTGTAGACTATCTAGTGCTGTTTGTCTAAGTAAGTTAGCAGTAAAGATATGTTTAACTGCATCACTGGAATCTTTGAAGTCACTAGCATCTTTAGTTAAACTAATTTCTTCTGGTATCCAAAAGAAACCTCTTGCAGTTTCTTCAAAGTTGGCAATCTTGTCATACTTAACTTCTTCAAAACGTTGAATAGTTACAGGACCGGCTGGATCCAAAAACATTTTCCTGTCTAAATAATTTGTTTTTGTTTTTAAATTGTATTGTTCTTTACTCATAATTAACCCTTATAATTTACATGCTTCACAATCATCGTCTTCAAATATCGGTTCTGCATCGATGTATTGCTTTGCTATTTCTACTGTGTCGTTATCTAATCTTTTGACTCCTGCTTTATTTATTAAAGAATAATAAAAAGTCTTAAGTCCCCATTGATGTGCCTGCATTAAGTTCTTTGCGATCAGTGTTGTTGGCACTTTCTGATCTTTAAAATGTGCTGGATTGTAGAATGTATTCGTTGATATACTCTGATCTACATACGCCGCTAGTACTGCCGCAGTCTTAAGATATGCATCACAGTCTTGTTGTTCCCACATTAACTGATAAGAGTTTCTTACACGTTTAATGTGATAGTCTGGTACTACTTGTGTCAATGACCCTGCTTTACTTTCTTTAACAGAGATTAAACTCATTGGCATTTCAATACCGTTTGTTGAATTGATTACTACACTAGATGATTCTACAGGAGCAATCGCCATTAGAGTTGCATTTCTAA